CCGTTTTCGTCCTTGGTTTTGAACAACACAGCGATGTCGTTGGGGGTGAGGTCCTTGTTGTAGACCTCAGTCCCGCCAATCAACTTGATCCCAAACCAGTCGACCTTGGCCTGACTGGGCAGGTCCATCAGCTCGGCGGTCAGCTTGGTCTCAGTGATTCCGGAGCTCAGTGTTACGTATGGTGCGTCATCTGCCGGGATAGTCTTAAGATCGTTGGTCAATTCCAGCTGCACGCTGGTCAAGCCGGGGACCTTAGTCGTCGGTGCGGCGACCAAGTCGTTGGCCACCAAGCCATATTCGAACGCAGATGTACCAATTTTTACTTTGCCCATTTGAATACCTCCATTAAAATAGGGACCAGCTAAAAGCCGATCCCTTGCGATTGATATTGTCCGGTAAGCATCCGCAGTGCGGGTGTGTCGCCGTCAATGTAACTGTTGTGGTAGTAGCGCTCCCAGCCTGCGTCGTGCAGGGTTTGGTAGAGCAGCTGGTCGATCGTGCTGATGTCGTTGACCCGCACCCGGTCGACCCAGCAGTCGACTTGCACCGCCGGGTACTCGATAATGCGGTTGTCGTCGGCATAGAGTGCGTCGTCGCCAGGTACCAGACCAATCCGCACCCATGGAGACAACTTGACCAGGTCTTTGTCCGATTGGTTGCTAAAATCCGGCGTCTGGGTATAGATGGCCCGGCCCTTGGCAGGACGGCCCCGAACACGGTCGAGCAGATTGATCAGGTCGCTGCTGTTGTACAGGACCTGATAGACGATTTGGTCAGCGAGCATCTAATCACCAACCTTCAAATGCTTGATGAAGGCTTCCAGCACTGGGTCTTTGGCTACCTCACGCGATTTCTGAATGAAATGCTGGGCAGGCTGCCGACTGGTGCCGGAATCCGGGAAGTGTACCCGTGGGCCGGTCCGCATGGAGTAACCAACATCAACGACCGCTTCATCGTTGACCCAGCGTACTCGGTCGAGCTCGATGTCATCTCGCATGTGGCCTGATGGTGCAAGTACGACTCCCACGGGAGTGTTGGCTGTCAGCTTATCGGCAAACACTGCACCGCCATCCTTGACGGCCGCCTTGGCTTTGGCTTGCATCCCATAGCGCAGCTGGTCGACCTTAGCCAGCATCTCGTCAGCACCAGTCACCTCAACTCCCATTTGTCCCACCTCGCTTTCGGGCCGTGATCGTAGTCAAATCACGACGCTCGTAATCCGGGTCCATCCCAGTGATCTCGTACTCGACGCCCCGCCAGATAATGCGCCACTCAGGCTGCACGTTGACCGCCGCCAGATAGCGCACCAAAAATGTCGGTGTGTCCTTGCGTGTGCCCAGCTTGGTCTGCGGATCAGTCGCCTCGCGGATCGTGATCTTGGGCACCTCAGCCCAGACCGTGCCGTGGTCAACCTTGACACCGTCAATCGGCACGCCGTTGATCACATCGGACTCATAGGAGACAAACTGGATGCGCTCAGTCATGCGATTAGTCCGCATGGGCGTCACCGTCCTCGGCAGTCTCGACCTCGGCCCGCAGCTGGTGAATCACATTGGTTACCGGGGTACTCAGCGGGTATCGCATGATCTCCGCACCCAGACCCCGGTAGTCGTAATCCTCTTTGACCGTCTTGGCGAGCGCCGCGAAAAAGCGGTCACGGTACTCAGGCTTACTGAGATAATCCTCAGGGTTGCTGCCCATCTTGATCGCCGCGGCCAGCTCAGCGCCCGCATCAGTGACCAAAAACTGCAGCATGTCGTCCTCGATGTCTTGGTCGATTTTGGCGTACATCTTGAGTACCTCCCACTGCGCGTCAGTCAGGGGCTTGTGCGCGCCAGTATCCTCATCCATCAGCACCACCTCCGATCAACTTGAGCAGGTCGGCCTTGAGGGTCACCCCGCTGTGGTCGATTGCATGAGCGTCGAGCCAAGCGATGATCTCCGCAACCGTGTTGCTGGCGGTGGGTTTATCGCCCGCTTGACTATCGGGCACGACTATTTTGACAGTGTGGGTGTCGAAGCAGTATAGGTCAGGAAGAAACCGGCTGCACTATCGGCCTTGGCGACCCCAAAGCGGATGCCAGCGCGCAGATACTGGCCGTACAGGTCGTTGTCGACCCAACGCACGGTCAGCTCGGCCCGGTCAGCAAACAGCACGGCCCGCTTGATGTCGCCGATAAATGCGTGCGCCTCGCCAGCCGCGCCGAAGGTCGTGTCAGAGACAACCACGACCGGGATGCCCAAGACAGTCTTGCCGGAGGGGCTGGTGATACTGTCTTGCAGCAAGTACCGGCCGTTGCCATCCTTGAGCGTGTCCAGTGCGTTATAAAAGCTGGCGCTGGCCACAATGGCGCGAGTGTATGCCGGGTCCAGGTCGACGTTGTTGATGGTCTTGAGGTCGTCAACGCTACCGATCGTCTTGGCCGGGAAGGTCTTAAGCACGGTAGCAATCGCCGCGTTGTTGGTGTTGCGTACCAGTTGCTGGGCGTTGGCGTTGACGATGCCGATCAGGTCAGCAGCGGAATCGTCGATGGACTCCTGAGACAACGGAATTGCGCCACGGTAGGTCGCAACCGCCCATTCGACATCGCTAAATTGAGGCTTGCCCAGGGCGGGGTTCTTCTCCAGCTCGCCCACAGTGTGGAGGGTGTCGGTGACATTCTTGAGCACCGGATACTTGCCAGACGCCGACTTGGCCGCGAACACGTTAACGAACGGCTTGAGGTCAACGACCGTCTGCACCTCGCGTTGCGGCACATAGCTGATGTCGACCGGGATGGTCGGGGCCGCATCGGGACTGGTGATGCCAGTGGTGGTGGGCGTGTCAGACGCCGCACCTGCGCGCAATAATTCTCGCGGGATCACGATGTCCTGACCGCCGGACTTGCTGCGGATTGCCGCATTGATCTCGGCGCGGCGCTCATCGGCGACAGGCGCGGTCTTGACTGCGGTGGGATTGGGCTGTTCTTGGCCCTTGATTGCTTGTTTGTACAAATTTGCACGCTCCTCATCTTGTTTGATGGCGTCGTTGAGTTGATCCAGGGCGGCTCGCTTTTCCTTTGCCGCCGCAAATTCTTCGTCAGATTCAGCCTTTTCGGCCAAGTCGCGCACTTCCTGGGTCAGCGGAGCAACCTGGGCGCGCTTTTCGTCAATCTCTTTGGTCAATGCTGCTAACTTTTCGTCAATGGTCATGTTTGTATACCTCCATAGGTAGAGTTGTGGGTACAAAAATAGCCCCAAAAGACTGTCGTGTCGGTCTTTTAGAGCTTGTTGAGCAGCTGCTGGCGGCGCAGTTCGCGGATCATCTTATCCCGGTCACTCTGCCACGCGGGTGGCGCAGCGGGTTGTTGGGCCGCCTTGAGCAGCACCAGACCGCGACTGCCCACGGTGACCTCGGTATCCGGGTACGCGGGCCGCGTCACTGGGCTCACATCGTAGATATGGGCGATCGCCTTGATCGTCCGGGTGTAGTCGGCCTCATCGCTGTCTGACGGGGCCCACTCTTGCGCTGCATCATCGTCTGGCAGGTCAAATGCAAAGCTGGATTGCTTGATGATCCCGGCTTTGATGTTTGCTGTCAGGTCGCGCCACAGGTTAGTGTCTTCCGGCGTGATCCGGTACTTGAGCCCGATGTTGTCGACACTTAAGCCGAGATTGACACCAGTGCGGCCCAGAATCTGTGATTGGTCATGGTTAAACAGCGCCACTACATCGTTCAAATCTGTGCTATCCAATGCGTGCGGGTCGATGGTCTCGATAAACCGCACGCCAAAACCCATGACCTCTGATGGCTTGTTAAACTTGAGTGCATAGCCCTCAATCACCTGCGGTGCGTCGGGCGTCTCCGCATCCCGCAACACCAGCGGCGTCGCAGTCATGCGGATTTCTTTTTCTTCAGCCAAACTCATCACCTCCTTTAATGGGGTATGCAAACATTAGTTCTTGGCGTCGTCGCTGGTCGCTTTGGCTGACCCATTGCTGTTGTGGGTCTGTTGATATTCGTCCTTGATGTCCAAAGATACGGTGTTGAGGGTCGACATGATCTGATCCATGTGCGGATCGTTGAGCGGCTTCTTGCCCAAGCTGGCGCGGCCCTCGTTAGCAGTGATGATGCCACCCCCGACCGCGGTGTTGACCTCGGCAATCGGCGTCGGGTTGACGGACCGAGTGTCAAAGTCAAAGCGGTATTGGTGCCGGTCAGTGTCGTCGAGCAGCTTCATTTCAAATTCGCTGGTGATGGGTAAAAAATAGAATGGCAGCTGCTGCCGAATGTAGTCGTCAGACAGCTGGCTGACCGACTGGTTGGGACTGTTTTGCGCCAACCGATAAGCCGGCACGCGCAGGGCCTTGGCAATCTGCGCCGTGCTGTAGTTGTTGGAGTTGATCAGCTGCAGGACGCTGGTGTCGACTTCCAGAGGCTTATAATCAGTTGTCTCGTCGATAACGATTGGCGAGCCGGCTGTCGCACCCTCTTGTGCGCGCTCGAACTCCTCACGAGTCTTCTTACGCGCCTCAGGGGACAGCTTGGCGCCCTTTGCTTTGAGGATCGACCCTTTGAGACCTGAGCCAAAAAACTTGGTCAGTGTCTGGATACCCGCCTCCTGCAGACCAATCTCTTGGCCCAGAGATAGCAGCGGCGAGCGCCCGGTAATGGTATCGTATGAAAAAAACTTAAAATGGATCACATCGTCGATGCTGACAACTTTTTGGTTGAGCGAGTTATATGGGGTAAACGTGTACTTGATGTGGTCGAGGTCGGTCGTATCGATGCTGGTCTGGCTGGGTGCGTAGAATTCAAACATCGCCGGCGCCCCGGTGAGCGGATCACGCACGATGCGGCTGTATGCGTTGCCGGTCAGGATTGCGTTGACCATCATCGAGAATCGCCACTGATAGGCGCTTAAACGCTTGTTAGCCTTGACGTTGACAAGATAATCGATGTCATCCATGTCAATGACAGCATCCGTCCGGCGATCCTTGATGATCAGTGGGAAGCGAGACACATCGCCAGCAATGATGCTGACAGCAGTCAGCACGTCAGAGTTGCGCAATGCACCGATACCCACGTAGCCGCCGCGGAATGCTGGTAACGTGCCGTCCGCGAAGTAATCATCTGCCCAATGGGGGTCGGCGTCAGTTGCGTTTTGGCTTAAACTGCGGAAAAATGCCACTTAAAATCACCCCCTCTCTGGCGTAATCTTGTCCTCATGCCGAATCACGACTGCTAATAACACCAGCAGCACCCCAGCACCGATCCGGCCCAGAATGGCGTTGATGCTGTACAGACCTGCGCCAATCAAGAAAAGACCGGCAATCAGGGTCAGTTGCCAAGTGTTGGCAATCGCCAGCTGCAGGAGTGTCAGCAATAGCTTGCTCAACCAACGGCTAGCCGACTTGATGTGTCGCAGCATTTTGTTGTTGTTTTTCACGTGGTTATCCTCCTCAGAAGCCAAAGCCGCCATTGAGCACGTCGTCATCGGTCAGCACGTCATCCGTCGCGCGATACGCAATGCTGTAGGCATCTAGCGCTGCATCAAGCATGTCGATTTTGTTGGCATACTTGTTTTTGTTGATCCGGACACCGTTATTGTCGGACATCAGCACTGCATTGACCGCGGCGGCCCGCAGGATGCGGTTGTCGCTGTGCTGGATCTTGCCCGCGATCAGGTCGTCGCGGAATTGCTTAGTCGGCATTGACAACGTGATCGTGCCCTGCCGAATCTGCACCAGCGGCCACTCCGGGTGGCGCTTCTCGATCGCCGTGAGCAGAGGGCCGAATTGATAGGGATCAAACATGATCCCCTGTACATCCAGGCCATTGTCGTGGATGAAGGCTTCCAGCCACTGATACACGCGGTCATTGTCAATGACGCCGCTCTCCAGCTCAGTGATCTCACCCTCGCCCGCTTGCTCAGCCGCAAGATAATCGACTTTGTCGGTCTTGATTTTGGCCTCGATGCCACCCTTGCTGGCGACAAACGCGTATCCGTCCAGCCACCAGCCATCGTCGTGCGGAATCAGCCAGCTAATGGCAAACAGGTCGCTGGTGCGGCCCACATCGACTCCAATCCAGGCTTTTTGGCCCGCGATACTTGGTTTTTCGGCTAATTCTGACTTTTGCCACGCCTCAATGTCGAGATAACTGTCCTCGGTAGACTGGCGCCACATGTTAAAATTCTTTACCAAGACTTGGTTATACTGGCCTTTTGCGAGACCCTCCTTGCGGCGTTTACGCAAAAATCCCAGCATCACGTCGTGCTGTGCCGGGACTGTCAGAATTGGGTTGCTCTTGACCCAGGTTGATTCGTCTTCAATTTCTTCCACACTGTCCTGCTCAGCGACATAAGCAAAATATTGGTCGTCAGTCAGCTCCCCGCGCAGGACCTTGTCGGCATATGGGTACTCAATCGTGCGCATGGGCAGGTTGAGGTCAAAGCCGGCGGTGCTGATAATCACCATCAGCGGGTTGAGCAGCTGTCCTTGACCGGATTCCAGTAATTCCATCATTTCGGTGGTCTTACTGGCTGCGTACTCGTCGAGGATGGCGACCGCGGGCTCAAAACCGTCGATGGCGCCGGTCTCGCGGGATAAAGGCCGGATGTAACTGTAGTCGTCGAGGTTCTTGATCTCGTCCCTGACTTTTTTGGTCGAGCGGCGGATCTCAGGATCAATGGATTGCAGCGCTGTGAGTTGCTTAGCCACCATCTTAAATACGATACTGGCCTGGTTTTTGTCATTGGCGGTCGTATAGATTTGCCGCGAGTACGCTGGCTCTTTGGCCAGCAGCAACTTTTCGAGGGCGATACCGGATACCAAAATCGACTTGCCCGACTTCCGAGCCATCGAGATAAATGCTTTGTGATACCTCGCGAGGTTCGGGTTGTCTCGTCGCACCCAGCCATAGAGGCTGCCGATAATAAATTGTTGGTAGTCAGCGAGCCCAAACGGCCGCATGGTCTTGGGATCAGGCAAAATATCCATAAAACCGATGGCTTTTTCGGCTTTTTCGACGTCAAAAACGTAAGAAAAGTCCGAGTTTTTTGCCTTTTCCAGGTCATTCAAATGCCGTTTTGCGGCCAAAATCACCTTTTTGGAGGCGAGAATCTCGCCGCTGACAACCTTTTGTGCGTATTCTGTTGTGCTGTCGGTCAAGATTTATCACCTCCTGAGGTAGATTTAGCCGAAGCGGGCCTTGATGCCAGTCGGCTTGTTGCTATCCTGTTTGGGCATATTCATGGCCATCCGGGAATTGACCGTCAGACCGAGGTCGGAAGCCAGGGCCTTGATATTCTTGGTCGATTTATCCAGCTGCATCATCAATGCTGCCCGTTCGTCCATGTCGGTTGTGTCCTGCAGTCGCTCGGCTACGTCAGTGTAAATGGCGTACCACGTGCAATACATCTCCAGCTCAGCTCGATCCAAATCTCGAATAGGCAGTGTTCCCAGATTAGCAACTACTCGACGATATTCGGCGGCAGCGGCGGGACTGAGATGTGGAGACGGCTTAGCCTGGATCGGTGCCAGTCCGTCTGCGGCCAATGCCTGGGCAGCCGCTTTAGTCTGCTGCTGCAAAACTGTCAGATTACCGGTACTTGCCTCCAAAACCTTGTATTTACGTCCCATGTCGTCACCTCCTTAGCTTACTGTCCCAAGCAATTGAGCAATTTTAATTCACAAGCCATGCTGGCCAAAAAATAATTTTTAGAATTTGCGGCACACAAAGGGGGGCTGCGTCCGAACGCTTACTCTCCCAAGGCCCCCGAAAAAATTAATAGGGGGTGGGTCGGGAGTCTCCAGACGCCGAGTGTGTGCCGTTTGTGAAGTAATTTTGGTTTGAAAAAACTGTTTTGGAAAATTGCTCAAAAGCATTATTTAATCTTGATAAACTTGTCGAATTGGTTTGTCGCTTTGGCAACATCAACTTGTCTCATCAACTCTGTGACAACATCACTATCGATATCGAGCTTGCTCAGTCTATCCATACATGTTGACTTATCAGTATCGATCAGGATGTGCTCAACGTTGTGACTGACCAACAGACTGTCGAGCCTTGTGTCTGGTCCAGCCAAGATGATCCACACTCGGTTGTATCTAGTGTCGACCTTGACCTTGCGCAGCAGCAGCTCATAGGCCAACTCAGCGTAGTCGTCGATGTCCGCATCCACATCGTACTTGCCGCGACCAGAGAGAGACTGCATCAACGCATACTTGTCGATGATGATGTCATGCTCTGCCTCGTGCTGCTGCACATAGCTTGCTCGACCAGATCCTGGATACCCGCAGACCACCGTTACTGTCATCGCCCGTTGCACCTCCCGTTGCTTGGCCCGCTCCTCGCGGTCTGTCTTGATGTGATGGCAGCTGTCACAGAGAGCCTGCAGGTTGTCTGGATCAAGACGATCAGTCCAGTCGTCAGCGCTCGGCACAATGTGATCGACCATCGTCGCTGGCATCCCACAGTGTTGACACTCACCGTTGTCGCGCAGCAGCACCTGTGCACGGGTCTTACGCCAGATGCTCGAGCTGTAGAAGCGCGTGTACTCTGGTCGATTCTGACGCCGGTCGCTGCTGTAATTGCGGTCTCGCTCTTGACGTGACGGCTCACTGTAATCGACCAAGGTCGGTCGACCGTTGACGACCACTAATTTTTGGATAGCCATCACAAATACCTCCCGGGATATATCGGCCAGCCTCCACCGGTCAATTAATCGCTGACCTACAAAAACAGCCACCCTCTCGGATGGCTGCCCCACATGAACAGGCTTGGCAGGACTTGAACCTGCATGAACGGTTTTGGAGACCGTCATCTTGCCATTGGATCACAAGCCTATGTGCTTCGGGCCATTGCCCGAAGACTATACACTTGATGGCGTGCATTACGCCATGTGGACAGCATATGTCGAGGGGATTATCTCAATCGTCCACAATATCATCTTATCGCTTAAAAACCGCTATCTGGACCCAAAAAGGGGAAACATGTCACCATCCAAGCTCAGCCCGCATCATCTCGAAGAACTTGGCCCGCCGCTTCTTGACTGCGCTGGGAGTGAGGTTGACCTTATCAGCCACACCCTGGAGTGTCAGCGTTGGATGCTGCTTGATGTACAGCTCGTAAATGATAGTGATTGTCTGGTTGTCTGAATTGTCCAGGCACTCCTGCACGACCCGCTTGTTGCGCTCGAGATTGCTCAGTCGCCGGTCATCGGCAATCGTGATGGCCATTACTTCAGCCGGCTTGCCAGGAACATTAGACCGGCCACCTCCAATATTCCCATCTGATTCCTTCCACGGATGCATAAGGGCCTCTTCACGCTCCTGGACATATTTGTCGATGTTTGGGTAGTCCTTCAACACCCGGACGATATGGTTAAATACTTCGCGTTCTATAGTAGTCCACCTCCTAGAAGTCCTGCCAGTCAGACGACGGATCTGTTGGGTCTGCCTTCGGCTTAAGTTCGGTCTCTGTATACTGAATCAGGACAGCGTGACCGCCGGTCTGTTTGAGCACCTCCGGCAGGTCGTCGTGATGCTCCGAGAAATCGTAGGCATCGTGGATACTGCCAATTGTAATAGCCTTCTCCCAGTCAGACATAGAGTAGCCAACACTGTATATCCCTGTGCCATAGCCCACGTATCCCTCACCAACCTTAACCAACAGCCGATATGGAAACGGGCCTGCCTTGCCAAGCGGTAGCATGAGCACCTGTTTAGCTGGCTCTGGTTTCACTACTGATTCGGACCGTTGCTCGCGTCTGAAATGGTTGATTATTCTGTCACCCCAGATAAACCAGCTGATCCAAAGTAGCGTCCCCAAAATCCAGAAAATACCAAGCCAGTTCACTTTTGTTTCCCCTCCTCTTCAATCAACCTATCCAGGTACGTACGGGCCTTAATCAAGTCTTCCATGCCGTTCTTGTCCCGATAGCGGACAATGTACTTAATGATGTTGCCAACCAGAAAGACACGCGCAGTGTCGCCGAACAGCAGATATAGCACGGCAATCACATCCACAGTGCCATGCCGGTAGTAATCGGGCCGGATATTCTTGTCAGTCATGGTGCGCCTCC